ATGCCTAAAAGTTTAAATTATCTCAACAACAATCTTGCGAGTGGCCGTTTTGACGATCCGGTCATACCTTACATCCCCGCCCAATTGAAAGAATTTGCCTCGGGATGGGTAATCGAATATTATGTGGTGAATCCGGAAACAATGGCGTATGAGCGCTTTCGGGAGAAATTCCAAAGGATACGCAAGAAATTCCCCTCGGACGAGGAAGCTCGCAAGGCTGGCAAGAGACTTTGCCGGGAACGTAACAAACAACTGGCATCGGGGTGGACTCCTTTCATGAAAGAAGGAAGCGCCCGTATCCTTACACGACTAACGACTGCCTTGGAATCTTTCTTGAAAGAGAAACTGCGTGAAATCCGTCCTGATACGAAACGGGTCTATAAATCGCAAGTTTCCATGTTTACTACATGGCTTGAAAAGAACAATCTGAATGATGTCTACGTAAAGCACTTTTCTTCCATGAATGCGGATGACTATTTGACCTATCAATTCGTGGAGCAAGGCAAGTCCGCTCGTACCTATAATAACTACCTAACATTCTTCAGGGGATTGTTTAATTGGTTCATCGAGAAAGGATATTGTGAGAGCAATCCATTTACAAAACTGAAAAAAAGAAAGAAGAGGAAAAGAAACGGGTAGTGATCCCTCCGGAATGGGATCGGAAGATCATGGATTATTGTTACAAGAACGATCCACGCCTAGCCTTTATCTGCATGCTGGTGTATAGCTCGTTTATCCGGCCGGCGGAGATTTGCCGGATCAAGATAAAAGACATACACCTCGATAAATCCGCGATATTCATTCCCGGAGAGAACGCCAAGAATACGCACGCACGATGGGCCACGCTCACGCAAGACACTTGCCAGATGATCATTGACCTTTGTATCCTTGACTGTCCTTCCGATTGGTACATGGTTTCGACCTCCCTATTGCCGGGAACAAAGAAAAAGGAGACTCGGGATATAGACAAGCATTGGACTAAAATGCGTCAAAGGATATCGCTACCCGCCAATTTTCAATTATATAGCTACCGGGATACCGGTATTATGTGGCTAAAGGAAAATGGCGTACCGGACTATCTGATAGTCAAGCTGACTGGGCACTTGAAGACAGACATGCTCCAAAAATACACCCACGCCCCGCAGGAAGAAGCCTTACGACTCTCTTCTCAATTCCTGCCAAAGCTCGGTGAAAGAAGCGCTATTAATCATGGTGAGAAGTCGGCATACGCTACGATCTATGGGGGATGAGCAAGACATCCCCCTCCGGTTGCCCGGAAGGGAATTACTTCTAGTCCATTACTCGACAGGGAGATCGCAGACATCCTCGTTGATGTCTTTTATGTTATACAGTTCGGGACATTTCCCGATCGATAACATGATCCGTTCGTAAAGATTCCGGTCAAAATTAGCCAAAGCGCACGAGGCGTTGGATATATCCTCCAGCCATTTAGATCCATTTTGGTCTAATCCGGCCAAACGGCATATTTCCGGTGAGTAATAACATAGCGTGGCTATGCGCAAGGCTGCCGCCACTCCTTTCCTTGACTTGTCCACTAATTCATTCAAACTGGTCATCGCTAATTCAATGCCCTTTTGTTCGTTTTCTTCACGGTTTTCACAATCAGACGCAAGTACTTGAGCCGTAATTTTCTCGGCTAATTCTCTGTTAGATTTCATAATTATAAATATTATTTTTGTAAAATAGTGTATTTATATAAACTAGGCTATAGATGTGATTGTTTAACGGTATTATGAAAAATGCCCGAATTATGAAATCCGGGCATAAATAAACCTAATTCAATCCATCAGAGCCTTAAAAACATCATCTATGTGATTTTATTTTCGCCAATTGTCTTTCTTTTTCTTCAATAAGTATGGCGTTTGTCTCTAAATATTGCAAAGCGTCGTAAGCGCGCATTCCACGAACATCGTCGGGTTTCATATAGGACTCCTTCGCTAGAAATACCGTGATTTCCGATTCCTCTTTCATATAGTCCTTGCTGCTATTTTTGGAATTTTCCTTATATAAGTGAGGAAAGGACTGTTTGAAATATTTCTGGCAATTATTCCAAAATAGTAGAATTAAATGAATCTCTAACTCCGTAAACATTCCATGTACCTTCCGGGTATTACCAACCTTATAAAAAGCGGATAAAAAACTATCTAAGAACGAGATATCTTTTGTTCTCGTATATCGTTCGATAAACATCGAACAACGGTTGCAATCCAACCAGTCCATATCCGCTAATAGCGCGTAATAAGACGCATAGGTCTTGAACCCTATCCTCTTATTATATACAGGGTTTATGTTCAGTCTAATATTCTCTTGTTCCGTCAAGAAACGTAGCTTTTGCTGGAAGAAAAGAACCTCATGGTCTTCCATTATGAATCTATGGCCAAACAAGGCGTTCCATAAACCGGGGAAACGATAGTATTGCCCCAATACGGGAAAAGGGAGTCCTAGCCCCAAATAATCCTCTTCTATTCTTAGCACCGTGCGTCCGGTCTCTTTCACGAAACGTCGTATCAATGGGATGCAGCCCAATACGGCCCTCCAACGTTCGGCATATTTAAGAGGGATCAATCCGGACAGGGCAAGGAAACAATGCGTAAGATAAGCGTCCGTGCTAGCGAACTGCCCTCGGATCTTCTCGATCGCCTTGAACTGCTTTAAAGTAAGCGAACTCCAGTCTTGGGGCAATGAGGGTAAGTCGATTCGTTTTTTTTTCATCTTACCGGCCCTCCCATCACGAACATGGCTTTATCGTTCTCGTTCCGGTATCGTATCGTCACTTCCGGATTCTCCTTGTTTCCTATATACTCCGGATATTCCTCGGGATACGCCCGAAGGATACTCTTCGCGGCGTTGATCTCTGTTTCTGCCATTTGGTCGCAATCCATCGGCTTATACCCGTGGATACTGTCCGGTTTGCTCAATTCCTCGCTCTGCGATACGGTGAGCAAAGCCAAGGCGGTTTGCATGTGCTCCAACAGCTCTGCGTCGTGTCCTTTTAATTGGTTGTTCATCTTCCGGGTAATGATCGCACGGATCAACTCGGCCCCGAACGCAGGGCGAAGCTTGACCCGCTCCATCAACCGGATCGAGGGATAGATACGGTTAAACAATATGCGACTATTATCTATAAAGACAATATCGTTGAACTCGGTAGCCGTGAATATCAGGCAACCCGTTTTCTGCCAATAACGCTCGCTCTGCTTCCAAAGCTCCTCATTCGTCTCGCTATCCACGAAATACGAACTGTTTTTCTCCAAGTATAACAAAAGCTGCTCTACGGCATCATTCGCGTGGGTATAGGTAGATTCGATGAGCTTATCCGTCCGGTCTTTGCTTGCGGCCACGGTATTGGAGTTTATCGTAACGGTAAGGCTTCCGGATTTGTTGATCGTTACATTTAGCGCCGGTAGCGCCCCATAGATACCAAAAAGGATGATAACCGCTTGCGCTCGTTCCAGCAAGTCCTTGCTATGCTCGTTCGAAGCTTTATCCTTCGCTTCGTATTCCTGTTGCAGGAAATGGTATAAGGGGGTTCCCAATATCGGCGCTAATATCCTTCGCTCCGCCGCCTCCAGATAAGGTTGTATGGAAGGTAGCTCGCCATCTAGTTCCGTACTATTCGGGAACCATGCGTTTATCTCGGTCGTATTGCTTACTAACATAATGATAGATCTTATTTTTAATTTTTCATTTCTTCTACTCCTTGCTTGTTCTTGTCCAAGGTGGTGAGGACATGTACCGGGATATCGAATTTCAGATGCTCGTCCAAGCCATTGAAGGCTTTCATTACCTCCAGCGGATAAAGGATCAGCTTTTTCACGCCATACAGGTAAAGTTGCTGCAAGGTGTTCAACTCCCGGGCCTCGGTACCGCTCGCCATCTTATCCTTTCCGGGGATAGCTCCGACGGTTTGGGGATGGATACCCATAGCGAACAACATCACGTTCGCTATCTCGGCGATATCCTCCTTCACGTCGCTTCCTTTCATCGGGCTATCCAAAGTGTCGATCTCCACCCATTTCACTTTCTTGCCGTCTATGGTCTTGCAGATGGTCAGAAGGGTCTTGCCGTTGTTTTTTGGGTTCTTGATGAAATCGGAAATCTCGTCCATCAACTCGTTAAATACCTTTTCCCTTTTATCGTCCGTATCAGCGTTACGCCGATTCTGCTCGTATAGGATATACTGCTCGTCTATGTGGATAATGTACTTGAACATGGTAGAGTTCTCCATCATCGTGACCCGGCGGCAGAACATGGCTAGCATGTATTGGAAAACACGGCTCTTGAAGATAGTCCACCATGAGGGAAAGCTATAGTAGAACTTACCGGGTGTAGGGATGGACATCGGGATCACGTAGCGTAAGGTGCGATTCCGGACCTCGTTGTTACGTTGGGACTTTACCTTGTCTCTCAATCTGGCTACCGCACGCTCCGGATCCAAAGCGTCGATGATGGTTTGCTTTATATAATCGTCCGGATTCTCCTCGTTCACCGCCATCCGGTCATCGGCGAAAGAACGGCTGAAAACGCAATAGTTCACCTTACCGAAACTGTCCATCACCCCTTTTCGGGTGCAAGTCGTGTCGAGAAAAGAGATACGCCGTATCATCGGTTCCCAAGATTTTCCCGGTTCACCGACATTCAACTCAAGGGTAGGGAACCAATTCCAGAAGTAAGTAGCGTCCGAGGCTTGCTCGTAGAGCCATAGATCCATATTGCATTCTTCCTTGAACCTCTTCAGGAATTCCCATGTACGCTCCCATGCGGCAAGATCCTTTTTCAATTGACTTATCTCGTCGCTCCGGTCGATAGGTTTGCCTTTATTCCCGGTTTCGATAAAGGCGTTTCCTCCGGACGTTCCCTCCATCTCGCCCTGAAGATCGGCGATGCGGCCTTTTATCCACTGTCCGGCATATTTGTAATCCACCTCTTCCTCCTCGATCTTGCCATTCCTATAAACGGCGTAAGTGTACTTGGTCTTTATGCCGGCTGAGAAGGTACTATCGATAAGATGCTTCAACGAGGGGGCTACGTATGGACTCTCGTTTGCACGGCCAATGATGTTTTGCGGAAGATGATTATCCCTTCCCCATTGAACGTAGCTTTTCTTGCTATCCCTCTGGTTCGATGATTTCACGGTGACCACCCGCTCGTTGGAGACGAAAAAGTCCGTTCCGTCATCTTTCGGGAAATTGGTGACAAGGGCCGATACCGTGTTATCGCCGATAGCCATCTCCACCACACGGATCCCTTTTATCCCGAATGGTTGATCCACGATCGTCTTACTCATATCATGACCTCCTTCCCGTTGAATTCTATAAGGTGAATCGTGCGTATGGTTCTTGTCTGTCCGTTGGCGGGGATGAAGAAATTCATAGTCCCTTTATAGTAGCTGCTGGAACATACGGCGTTCTCGAATAAGGCTACGCCGCCGTCTTTCTTCAATACCCGGGCCGAGAAAGGGATTGGTTTGCCTCGCTCGTCCTTACTCTCGATCTCGAAGATCGCTTGCTTGATATGTATGACTTGACTCATCTTTAATGTGTTAATTATTATCGGGCATCGGTAAGCGTCTCACAGGCCCGGAAAGAGCCATCGCCCGTTTTGCCGGTAAGACAAACTCATCCTCGTAAAGCCGGGCTTGCAAGGAGAAACCATGATCCTCCAGCTGGTTCAGTATCTTTATCATAGGGTCGAAACCGTTGGCCGACATATAAGCGTTGAATAACCGGCGAAGCTCCGACTGCGTGAAGTTCACCGCCTCCGGATCATCTTGGTTTACGATTGGCGCGTAATCGCGAACGAATGCCCTTACCCTAGGATCCTCCGTCGGCTTATAATCAGTGTCGCCACTCACGCCCGGTTCCTCTTTCTTGAAAGAATCTTGTTTTCTCTGTCTATTGAATTTGTTGTTGCCCATGATTGTAAGTTTTACGCAATTTATTCATATGAGTTCGCATAGCGAAGGACAAAAGCCATTAGTCCGGATATAAATTTAGTGTCCTGCATGTAACCTTGCAGAGATCGGGATGTCCTAATACGTAATCAATCCGTTCGATCAGAACTTTTTGCCCATGTATGATTTTAGGATTGGATATATCCATACCAACGATAATATGAACAGGGATTATAGCCTCGAGAACAATTTGTTGATTAGCGTGTTGGAGCATGGCATCCCTTTTCTTATAAAACGTGTTATATATATTATCAGTACCTTTTTTTATGGGATTGATATCGAAAGGAATCTCATTCGCTACCAAGGATAAGTTGCCCCAAGCATGATCTTCATTATCATAAGACCAGACCGTTCCGGCAAAGTAGTAATAATCTAAATATTGGTGTTTTTGTCTTTGAGGTATAGAGAAGCAAAGCATTACGTCAAGTTGCTCGTCACCTTCTTCCTTTGCCGCATATTCTCCCGTAACTTTCAATTCCGTATTCTTATGGGATATACCGCCAATAAACGGTGCTTGCAAGTAATGATTTGAGTCTGTACGAAATAGAGTGGCTATATCATCAAACGGTATTTTGTCGTCTGTACTTAAATCTTCCTTTTCCATACCTTTTATTCCCTCATGCTTGATCGCATAATTTTCATACACGTTAGAGGCCAAATCCGTCACGGAAGAATACTCTATGAATATGGATTTTTTCTCTTGCGTTATCCAAGTCTGGTTATTACGTATATATTCAGATAGATCTTTGTCCGGATTTATGTCCAATATCTGATTCCATGTCTTCACGAGGATTGTTCCGTTTTGCTCAATAAATTCCACTGAGAATTTCTTTCTTATGATGTTAATAAAATCCTCTATGGTAAGATCAGACGGTAAAAGTTGGCTATAATCCAATACACCGGAAACAATAGCGTCTGCCGTATTATTCAATAAACAAGTACGACTTAACGGCAAATACGTATCAAATATGTTCGTGCCCAATTTATACCCGAAATACTCGAACATATGCCTTAAAACATATCCTATTCTTAGAAAAGGAGTAACGCCATATCCCACCGGTACCGTAAAAACGGTAGATCCCTCCGCTAGGCTTTCTTTATATTCACGTACGGACATTGCGACAAACGCTATACCCGCAGAACTTGAATAAGCGGTTTGATTTATTATAAGAGTTTGTTTTTCTTCCGCACCTTCCTCACCTTCCGGTATATTATAAAATGTAATGAATTGATAGTCGGATATCGCACTAAATATATAGTAGTCGGGAGTACCGGATACATTTCCCTCCATAATATCCACAAATTGTCTCATCCAGTATTGAGCCTTCTCTGCCATGCTATCTCCTTTCCCTGTCTTTTTGGGCCAATCCAATTCATTCAAATTGTAATCTTTGATTTTCTCATAAAGTTGCCCTTCATTTGTATAAAAGGTACAACTTATCCCATCCGTTCGATGAGCCTCGTTAATAAATAGAGAACCCCTCATAAACAAGGATTCATCAGCAAGTATGGTTGGAATTTTCCGCTCGGGTCTACTTGTGGATAATCCTCGATAAGGATATCCGATCAATTTTAGATTATTCTCAGTTGATGGTAATGTGAAAGGGATACTTTGGCTTCCTTCCTCGGTCAAGAAAGGATTTGTTCGGCTTAGTTCCGGCCATAAGTCCGCCGATAGCTGGAATTCTTTTAGCGGATTACTGTTATCGTCTATGTATATATGCATATGGATGTGATTTACTGTTCGCAAGATAAATCATGATTGGCTGTAGCAAAAGGACAAAAAACCTCCCTACACGGACCTCACGGCGGGTGTAGGGAGGATGAAAAAAAATTGTCTAAATATCTTTACGCTAGAGATCGTCTATCATATCCTCTATCGACGCTTCCAGCGTATTCTTGCTGAATAGCTCATGGTTGCTAAGCAAGGCGATTCGAATCCTTTCCAACACATAATGATTGAGCCGGGACATCGCTAGGCCGGCCTCGGCCATGGTAGCGGCGGGATTCACGTCGTTTATCCCGGCGTATATACTGGCTATCTCATTGGATATCGGACGTACCTCATTAAGTTTAGCCAATGTGTAGGAACCTATTTGTAAGGCTTTCATCCCCTTGATAACGATTTCGCTCAAGCATTCCATGATATCCCGGACTCCCTTCATATCGTTGTCCAGTATGTTCGCTTGGATATTCATGTCTTTGCAAGCTGTGTTTTTGCGAATTTTCGCCAAGATCATTTGGGCCTCGTCAATCTTTGGATATCGACCCATGTCGGATTCTTTTATCATGACAAACCTCCTTCCATCGTTAAGATCGCATCGTAAATACCAGCCAAAATAAAGCCGGATAGAACGATCAATAAGACTTTCGTGTACTGCTTGGCATCGGAAGATGATTCGCAATGGCATACCCCAAATGTCAAGGTATTATACAAATGGGCGATAGTGGCCCAAGAAAAGATATCATTTCCGTGGCTTCGGGAAGATGATACGGTTAATGAAGTTGTTTTCATATCATGTGACTTTTGACTTTTAGGCAGAAAAAAAGAACGGCTGCCATTTCCCGCTTCGTCAAAAGTCACATGATAGTCCACTCCGTCGAGTGAGATAAAATGTAGGGAAAGGCAGCCGCCTATATCTATATGTCTGGGCATAAAAAAAGCCCGTAAAAAATATCGAGCATTAACCGCGCTCAACGTAATGAACAAATCATTATGACTTTTGACTCTGCAAAGATGAGAACAATATTTGGAATAACAAAAGAAATAGCAGGGAAAATCATTTATCTCCTTTGTATTCTACAGAACAATCATCCGGATCGATTTTGTAAACATATCGCTTCAATGCTTTACCCGGTTCTTCTTTTCCGGATATAGGATCCGTTATTTTCTCTAACTTGTCACAGACAAACAAGATAAATCCGTCCTTGTCTATTGAAAATGAATCAATTGTAAAATAGGCCTCAAGAGGATACTCTTCTGGAGCAGGAGGAACTTGTAAGTCTTTCCAATCAAACTCTTTTATCAATTTGTAATTTTTAAGATCAATGTATTTGATCTTATAACCAAGTCGCCAATCAGGAGTCATTGATGGGGTAAGAGTGGCGTAATAAATAAAGTTGTTATCATTAACAATTGTCGATTTGTTCGTATATCTATCATAGTCTTCCGTTTCTTTCATCTCTCGTTCCCAAATGGTATTCCATTTATCATTATAGAGAGTCAAAATCTTAGACGTACCGGGCCTCTCTTCGACCCATGCAAGAACCCTATTATTTGATTTTGTTACAAATTGCCAATGTACCTGTCCTCGCATGGATTTCTTATTTTTCATTTCCCCGCTACTTAAATCTACGGACAATATAGATCCCCCTTTGATAGTCATGAAATTCTCGTCTTCAGCATATGCCACCCCTATTAGCATAAGGGCATTTTGTATCCCCTTTTCAAGTTTATAGAAATAGCTATAACTAGCTCCATCTAAATTATCTTTTAGAGAGAGAGAATATATCTCATTGCCCTTTGAGTCAAACTTACATAGCCATGCTTTATGACATTTAGACCCTAACGCCAATTTATAATCTACACTATCTATAATCGCCGTGACCAAAGTTATTGAATCTATATCCGAAGGATGTAACCCTTCTCTTTCCAATAAATCTTTCGATGGATTCCCTCCTCCTATCGATCCTTCTGGTTCTATTTCATTAAACCCCTTTGAACAAGAAATAAAGCTAATCATTACGATAAAAAGTATACCCCATTTTTTCATGACTGTGATTTTTAAAAAATTAAAAAAGCCTACCCCTCCTATTATCCGGACAAACCGGATGAAAAAGAAAGGGTAGGCTTTTTGATTTAAAGTTGTTTCTATTGCAAATCTAGGAATTTATAATGAATATCATAGATTATTCCTAAATATTTATCATCCACGACCCTTGAATCAGAAAAGACACATATAAGATTCTAGTCTTAAGAAAAAGAATTATTAGCAATTTTTAGCCTTGTATACAATACACAAAAAGCCGCATAAGCACTATTACTTATACAGCTTTTATATTTCACATAACCATTTTTATATGATTACATTTATAAAATGATCATTTAAATTCTTTTTTCATTATACAAGCAACCGTCCCATATATCTTACCTTCAATACTATATGGACTTTCATGGACTATATCATTTGATTTTCCTAATTTGCTAGTCCATGTACCGTTCCTTTTTTCACGAGCAGCGTGAACGCAATAATCTCGATCATCTTTATACAACGCTACTTTAACAAATCCTTCCTCATGGGTCCAATCATCACATAACTCATAGCCTATTAACCTAAACGCATTAATATAAGCGAGAATAAATGGACTATCAGATTCTACGCCTTTGGGCCACCAATGATAAACACCATCTAATGCCATACCAGTAGGTCCATATTCCATCCACCTGTCATCATAATTATATGCCCAAGCAATACAGTTATATCGTTCGTCGATAGGACTCGTAATTTCAAATTTTGAATCTTGTGCCAGTTTAGGGAATACACTTATTATTTGTTCTTTAGTTAAGCTAGCCTTTTTACCCATAATTTACAAGCTTTTTCAATAGTAGTATTTGGATCATCCGATATACGTTCATTATAAATGGAGTTTAAAGTCCAGACTAAAAGAGAAGGACCTTTTTTAAGCTCTTCAATTATAAAAGGAACGACTTTTTCGCCCATAGATACTATTTTTTTGAAATTATCATCGTTAATGATCTGACTACTCATTGAGTAAAACATTGTATTTTGTTCCCATTTCTCTAAATAATCATAGAAATTCAATTTTGTGAAAACAACAGAATAGGTATTACTATTAAGATCATTGATATAATCCGCTGTATTGGGGTTTGAAACAACAGCTTTCACGGAACTGTTTTGATCAAAATCATTATAATTGAATGCAAAACTAGATACAGGAGACATTGCGACCACAGCCGTTAATGTTAAAGGCTTAAGACCAGATATTGATTTTAGTTGCATAATTGTATCGTTTTTTCTGTTATATTTTCAAAGAACAATGTGTTTTTTATCTCTCTCAGTTTCTCTAGGGAAGAGGATATTCGTTCTTCATCATAAATTAACCGAGTCTTATCCAAAACATCAATGTCGAATATATAAAGGAACTTATCCTTATTACTAGTTTCCAATTCCTGATTAACAATTGAATATATATTAGTCTCTGGTACATTCACGATGAAACGAAATGAATATTTAGTCATAGGATATGACAACCCGTTATTATCGGAAGTTGAAATCGTTGTTTTGAAATACTCCAAAGGATCATCAAATGGATCCATGCTAAATTTATTTATAAAGCGTATTGATAATCTCATTATTTCAGAGTGTTCTATTATCTCCTTTATATAAGACAAACATTTTAAGCATGAACTCTTAAACTCATTCCATCCCTTATATTCACTTTCATCGGTATAAGTAATACTTCCGCATTCAAGTATGAGTTTCGTTTTTTGATCTTCAGAATAATAAGTGTAACTTATAACCTTCGTATCGGCTTTACTGGTAAATGTGGATATACCCAAAGCGGGAGTCCCCTTAGGTGTTAAGTTTGTCTGTATATTCTTAGTTTTCTTTGGAAACACCTTTTTAATGGAAGAGTCGAACCTGTCAAATTCAGATAAATCACTTGACATCTGAAACTTAACCTGAAAGATGGCCATAATCACAGGTGAATTATTTAAATGGGGCCATTTATCAACATTGCATTCATCCATATTTTTCATACTTGTTTAATATATTCTTTATAGAGCACATGGTATCATAACTAGAAATTTACATAAAGCATGATACCATTCATCTCTTTTTCTTGTCTGATTTTTCATAACATCAATGATATCTCCAATGTTGTGTAAGACCAGACTTTCTTCTTATAAATGTTTAGAACCTCGCTATTTTATTGGTATTTCATATTTTATGCGCAACAAAAATAAGTTATTATATTTATTGGGCCAAGAAATACGAACAAAATCTTACTTTTTCAAACTACCTCGTGCCCTTGAAGCGGAAAGTCGCTCTTGGGTCTTATTCAGATTGCTTACGTTCAAATTCGTGTAAACGCCGTTTGTTTTGAGATAGGCAAGGAATTCTTGGATACCTTTTAGGGTAGCTTTCATTTCCGGATCTACCACTTGGTTTGTAGGAACCTGTATCTCTGCCGGACCTCCTTCCGCATAACCCTTTCGAGGTAAGGGGTTCGTGATGGTACGGGATTGGCGTATCGTCTCAAGGGCACGTACGTAATCGAAAGAGACGGGATCTTGCATCTGCCATTTCGGGACGATATACTCTCCCTTGTGGACAATGCCGGCAACTTCGTATGTGTCGCCATCGCCGGAATAGCCTCCGACGCTATAACCCGAAGACTTGACTACCCGCTGCCCTGTAGAGGAAGAAGTTTCTTTTTTTCCTTTGATGGCTTTTTTTATCGCAGACTTAGCGACTTGCATAAGCCCATGAATAGCCCCACTGATCAGTGCGGCCGAAGCGATACCTAATAATCCTTTAGAACCAATCTCCTTAGAAGAGCCTAGAGCTATATTTACGGCGGCAGCGATATCCAGCTCTTTCAGCCAAATATCAACCATACCTTCTAAACTCTCGAATAAAGTATCTATTAGCGCATCTTTCATTTGAGACATTCCGTCCTCAGAATTACTGAAAAATTGTGCAAATGCCCCACCTAAGCCATCAAGAGAACTTTCTATTATTGAAGCGTATTGTTCCTGTAAAGATTTTTCTTTATCAAAAGCTTGCTTCATATTGTTGAAACGTATATCCTGCTGTTTTTTCCTTAGTTCCGTAAGTTGTTCCTCAGTAAGTCCCTCAATGAAAAGTTTTGCCTCCGCATACTGATTCTCAAGATCTGCCTCTTTTCGTAAATATTCCTCATAGTCAATCTCTCTATTTATAAATTGTTCTTTTAAATCATTTTTCTCCTTAGATTCAGTTTCATCCATCGATTTTAAATCTTGACTACCCCAATAGCTACGGATCGCTTTTTCTCGCTCACTTTGGAATTTCTCTATATCGGCGTTGATTTGCTCTTGCGATTTATAGTTAGCTTCTACTCCCTCTTTCGCTTTTTTTATCAATGTATCATATAGTATATTAATACGAGCCAGATTCCGCTTATCTTTATCCTCTGTGCGAATTCCTAATTGTTCTTGGAGCTTGTTATATTCATTTACCCACTTAGATTGGGCATTTTCCGTTATCTCCATAAATTTTTTCCGAATTTCAAGTATTTGCCCCTCAATATTCGCTATTTCTTCCGGTTCCAACCCAATAATGGAGAGACGTTTTTTCAAGGCTTCCATTTCAAGACTTTCCAAAGCTCGGTTATACTCTTCTTGAGATATGTAGCTTTCACTATTAGCGTCTTGTTCTGCCAGTCGAGCCTCTGTCAATGCGTTCTTTTTTTGTTGTAGCCAAAGATCTATTTCTTTTTGCCGGGCATTTATGGCATCCTTCCTTTCTGAATCCGATAATCCGCTAGGTATTAATGGCGCCGTAACCACTACCTCGGGAAGTGATACACCTTCAGTTTTTTCTTTAGGAGAGAAAGGAGCATACTTTTTATCCAAAGCGGTCAGTTTATCACGTTGATTAATATTCTCTACAACATAGTCATTCATGATAGCCCAATATTTACTTGATTGTTTTGCTGATTCCCCAAACTCATTCATCAAAGCCGATTGGACAGTTAAAAATGTTTTTGTAGCAGACGCTCCCATATCGGAATAAGTGCTTATCAACTCATTGGCTCGATCAATCATTCTCTGATCCATTGTGTCTGTATTAGATGATTCATTCCTTAATTGATCAATCAGGTTTAATTGAGATGTCAAACCGGTACGCAATAAAGACTCCACATCCGCTTGTTTCATTTTCATTGCGATATTATTCTTTAGCCCCTCATTGACTCTTTTCAATGCTTCCGAGAGATCGGATGTAGATGAAGTTTCTGTTAACAAATTAGGCAAATAATCCTTATATTTTGTATTGATCTCCTCTATGGCTCTCCTGCGCTCATCCGTTCCTTGAGCTGTTTGCTTGGCTACGTTAAACAAATATTGAGCTTCCGCTTGCTCTGACGCAATAGATTGATTCATTTCTTTTCGAAAAGTAGCCATTTGCCGAGCCGCCTCGGTCGATCTTCGGTAAATTGTATATATGGCAGCCCCCACGGAAGCCAAGGCTGTAGCCGCCAATACAAATGGATTGGCACTAAGAACCCTATTAAATAAAACCATCGCCGCCCTCGCTCTTATGATATTGCCTTGAGCCAAAGCTACCGCCGCATTATATAATAATGTAGCGGCTTTCGCCAATTCCATGCGTTTTGTCCATAAAGATAATATGGCATTATAAGCGCTGGTTATAGCGGCCAACGCTTTTACCGCTATACCCGTAGAGATAGTTGCCACTTTAAAAGCTATAAATCCAGCAGATAAGGAAGCAATGATATCTATATTCTTCACCAAGAAAACTCCCAACTTTATCAGCCATTGAACAAATGTAGCCAAGATGTTTACGACCCCTCCGATTCGATTTCCCATCTCATCGAAATTACTAGTCACACGATAGACATACACTGCTATATCTTTCAAATGATTCGTTATGGGTGATGTTTGGAAATATTGCTGTAGTTTCTTTACCGAACGATCCCAAATCCCCATTAAAGATTCTTCCTTTTTCATGGTTTCAGCCGTAAGAGAGGTCGCTTCAGCGAACGCCTTATTACTCAGAACAAGGGCATCATTCATTTTATCGGTATTACTAGCTAATGCGGAGATGACCGCATTTAACCGTGCGCCATCAGAACCTAAGTCCCCCATTAATGGGGCGATTGCGGCAAGTCCGCCTTTACCTGCTAATTTATCAAAAACAAGCATAAGGCCCTCCCATGTACTTCTACTAAGAGCATCTTTCAGTTCATCGGTAGTTACCCCTATCGCTTTCGCTACTTGACTTGTTTTACTAAGTAAAGTCGTAATAACCCTATTTAGAGCCGTAGCCGATACTTCAACATTTTGCCCCATCTGATCCGAGGCAGAAGCTAACGCTAAAATTTGCTGTACCGTTATACCCGCTTGTGCCGCAACACCTCCTAAACGTTGTGCGAAATCAACTAAATAACCTTCACTAGCGGTACTATTTTGGCCTAACTCGTTAATTGCGGACCCTGTAGCTAAAAGAGATCGTTCTACACCCAATTGTTTTGTGATACCTAAGACATCATTCAGTTTGGCTATATTCTTAATAGCGTCTTCGCCTAAGTCTTCTCCCAGAGCCACGTTGATTTGATTTGCGGCTTTGACAAATCCTAATACATTCTCTTTTCCGGTAACACCTAATTTTCCTGCTGTGTAAGCAAGTTTGTTGAGCTCTTCTACAGATGTACGTGTATCAATACTACGTATATCCGAACCCAATTCCTGTAATGATTTCCCATAAATACCTGTCGTTTTCTCTATATCAGCCATTTGGTCAGATAGACGGGCATTTATTTCCGTCAGGCTTCGTAATCCCCGGGTTAATTCGTTGAACCCAGCATAAACCAGAACATAGGAGGCTAGACGCTTCATCGTTGCTCCAATCCGATCAAACATATCTATGTTTTTCTTGCCCGAAACATTGATCCTGTCCAGTTCTTCTCTAAGTACCTTCAATTGCTTTTGTCTCTGCGCATATTTCTCCGTTCCCCTGTCCAAACGCTCCATCTGCGCTGTCACTGCTTTTATAGCGTCTTTTATCGCTTTGATGGGTGTGGTAGAAAGTTTATTGATCACGCCACTTACATCCGCTAATTGCTTCGCTAATTCTCGTGTTTGCCTGTGGGTATCCCTATACTCTTTTTTAAGAGCGTCAAACTTTTTCGCTTCTTCGCCTGTCAATCCTATCGTTATTCGTTGCTTGTTCAAGGAGCGAATATCATCACGTAGAGTCTCACTTTTTTTGGCTAGAATCTCTAGCCATTTCTCGGCTTGCTTTCCATCCATAGTCAATAGGATATTAGCCGTTTGAGTGTTTTTTGCCATAATTATAAGGGGTTAGTGTTATTATTCAGGAATTTGTCGGGGCTGATGGTCTGTATTATCATTAGCTGCGCATATTCACTATATTTACGCTCAAGTATTTTCGCAAGGGAATAAACACGTTGCTTGAAAATGGGTAGGAACCAAGGCTTAACCTGATAATGATATCCGGGAGTCTCGGGATAAGGTTCCCCCGATCGAAAAACCGATTGATGTTTCTTTTTCGTATACTTTTCACCACGCCCTACACCCAAATCCACAAAGCGGCCATAATTTAGCAAGGTGAATACTATTTTTGTCTGATCTCCACCCGAAGCGTTGTATATCTTGTATTTTAGACTTTTCTCCAATTTGGAAGAATTGGATATATTCTGATATTCCATCTCTTTTATCCAGCGATGTATCACATTGGTCGCCCATATCTCCAGTGTCTTTTCCCGGGTCTGATCAGGAGATAGATAGTCGTTAGTCGTCAATTCAGCCATACCTCATAAGAATTAGTGTTTCAGCTAATTTACGGGAGTATAGGGATGCGGTAAAGGACAAAGGCGGTCATAAAAAAACCGCCGTATCCCTTCACAGGGGGACGGCGGCGACCAATAGACATAAAACTTAACCGAATTTATTTCTTTTCCACTTGCGAGGGATTATTCACTAAGAATGACAACAACACTAGCCACATCCAAGACATGTATGTACTTTGATCCTGCTGAATATCCTGTAAGGAGGATAACCTAATCCTCCTGTGTTTTATTTTCACCTGTTTCTTCATGACATGGGGTATTTTGAATACATTTTGTAAACAAAGGTGAAAATTCTTTCATCATCTCGGATATATCTTCCTTATCGGGAATGTCGAGACCTTGAAGGAAAAAGTCGTAAATCTCGTTCGCTAGAGGCGAAAACTCTTGTTGTTCCTCACTATTGATGATGATATCCACCGCAAGACGGGCAGCTTCTTGTTTCAAACTGATTTTTGTTACCATAACTTTTCGTTTTATTTTGTTCGTAAATAATATTCTCAATATCATGTTTATGGCAATGACAGTTACAAATGAACATTGCCACGTCGTTCACAAGCTCCTCGGCAAGGTCGCCGGTAAGGTACGCAATGTCTTCGCCACCGGGTTCCATATTAAGAGAGACCATCAAGTGATCGGTCAAGTGGCGAAGCTCGTGCATAAAAGAGTTCAGAAATTGCGCCGGAGATGAGTGCATGCCAATCACCACGACCGAGCGTCGGAGCCGGGAATTTGTATATGTAATGCCGTTATCGAGCTTGCAGGAAGACATATTATCGTATGCCTTCCGTAAGAATGGCTCCGGGCAATCAATGGATTCAAGACTACGCATGATATCGTCTACATGATAGCAAGTGACGGCATAGTACATTTTCACGTACCAATCGTACTTGGGTATATAGACCTCATGCTGTATCATCTTTTTACCTTCTGGAATTTTCGCTGGATGGCACGGCGCTGCTGTCTGGGAAGATTCGTGTTCCCCAGATTATGGACGGCATCGGTCATCTTTTTGTAATCCTCGTCAGGCATGGAGGTGATGACATCCCTCGGATCGTCTCCTTTCAGCAGACGGATGATGTAGTTCATTCCTTTCATGAGGCTACATCATATCATCCCAAATGATGGGTATTCCTTTATCAATACAGTCGGCCATGAAATGGCTCAATGCCTTGGTCTCCGATCCGTCCGGATCGTCCAAGAAATCTTTCACGAACTTGCAGAGCAATTGTTCGTTGGCGATGGACGAGCCTAGGTAATCGGCCTTGCACATATTCGCCATATAGCAAGCATCGTAGCCCTTATCATTCTTCAGCTCAACGTTGTATTGCTTCAAGAGGGCGTGAACCTGTTCGTTGGATAGAGGCTGTATCTTCACTTTCTTCCCGGGGGATTCCTCCTTCTCCATCTTCGATACCGCCCACTCGCATAATTTCTTGGAAAAGTGCTTACCATAGCTACCGAAATAGTTCTGCATTCCGGAAGGCAAGCCGTATACGTCTAGTCGTTGCATAAAATGTATTTTTTATGGAAGGGCTGTCAAGCCGGAAAGCCTGAAGCCCTTCCGGGGTTGATTATCTACGGTATCTACGAGCATAAGGTCCCGTTCCGGGCACGCCCCGGCGATCTCCATAGCCACCACCTTCGCCCGGGCCTCCGGAATAGCCTCCGCCATAGTTCCCGTTGTTACCACCGTTCGAGCCGTAATTACCGCCCATATCGTCACGCATGCCGAAGTTTCCTCCGAACCGGGACATGAGTTCTTTCATCATATCCTCGCGCCCACATCGATAGGCTTCCTCCAACTCACGGTCTCGGTCTTCTCTCTCTCCGAAGCCGTCACCGCCGTCCTTGTCGATTTCTTTCAGGACTTTCATTATTTCCCAACTGTTCATTGCGCTGTCGTTTTTTTTGTTGTTGATACTGATTGTTTCTCAAGAAAAGTCTGCATCATAGACATCAGCTTCTCGTTTGTCTCACGCAAGGAGGATAGTTCCTGCTTCATGCCCGACATCTCCTCGTCCCTCTCCTTGTCTTTAGCGAATTGGGGATTTAGCTGGATCAGCATAAGCTCACACGATTCAACGACCGCCTTATGCCTGTCTACGCTAGCCAGTACAGCGTTGCTGTTCTGGAGCATTGAGTTGATTTCCGTATTGAAGGAATTCAGGTCGCAAGACAATACCAATTTCTCCCCGTTGTTCGGCTTGTAGTCCGTGACCAGCAAATCCGCCGGGACGGAAGGGATATTGAGATTGTCGTTCCCGATCTTTGCCTTGATATCCACCACCATTTCCTGTGGGGCGTAAGGATTCATCCCGGGAACCTTCGGGCGCAGATTGTCTACGCTAACGACCGTAGCCACCTCGTAGTACATCTTGTCCTCTTTATGTAAAATATAAATCGATTGTCCTTGTCTAAGATTCTTGAACATACTTTTCTTGATTTAAGGAAGCCGGGGAAATCCCCGACTCCCGATAGTTAAATTACTTACTCTTTACAGCGGAAGCGGATTCCGCAGGAGCTGTAGTAGCGGTAAATTCCACGAACCGGATAATATTCTCGCACTTGTTAAAGTAAGCGAAACGTTCCGTCGGATTCGTGACATTAGAACCGATAACAGGGGTGTTCGCATGGTCAACAACGGGCAATTTCCTTGATCCGGAGTTAAGCGAATTTGAGAGATTCGGCACCGCTGATCTACGGGTAGGAACTATCGCTACCGGTAAATTAGCTCCTGCCGCCGGAACCGTATGCCTGATCTTGATGGAGACATACCCCTCATTCGGAAGAAGGTTATACTGATTCGCGTCTATCCCGAAATCGACGGTCTCGTTATCCGCGGAGACCGCTACACCTGTCGTACACACTTGATAAATACCTCCCCTATCTAATCTGGGAATCCTCGTTCTCGGACGGGCCGGGAACGGGCAGAGAATAGAAGGAGCTGGAAAGAAAGGATTATAGTTCCACATAGTGTACTCCTTTCTTTTTAGCAACCACAGCCGCAACCACCGTTATAAGCCGCCATGTCGCCGGCATACGCCCCATAAGCGGCCGCACGTGCGATCTCTGGATTGAAGGCTTGTAATTGAGGATAAGGAACCGCTACCGTAGGCGGCATCTTACACTTGATTCCATCCACGTCACCTTGCAAAGCATTCAGGCGATTGACAATCGGAGCCGTCTGCGCTTGAATTGTCGCGGCGAAATAAGCGTTCTGGTTCGCTTGTGAGATTTGTCCTTGCAGCGCGAGTTTCTCGGCTGTAAGAGCGTCGATCTTCTCTTGGCAATGACGAGCTTCCATAGCGTCCAACTTGGCGAGAATGGCCGCGTTACCGGTACGTTGAGACTCAACGATAGCGTGTGTCTGGTTGCTGAAGTTAGTGTTGATCTGGTTCATGTCTTGGCAGTTCTGCAAGCGGCTCTCGGCACCTTGTCTCTCGATAGAGGTACGGACATCGCAGCAACATTGAGCGATCTGTGTCAACAACTGGTTATTGCCGGACTGGATGGCATTGATGATTTGCTGAGAACTCATGCCTACTTGATTTCCCACGCCTTGGATCTGACCTTGGATCTGGCAGATAGCGTTTTGTAATTGTTGGGTTGAGCAATTCAGCGAAGAAGACAATTGGTTGATAGCCGTCCCGTTTCCTTGAATAGCGCTCATCAACAACTCGCGCCCTGCGTCGTTGTTTAGTTGAGCCGGCAATCCGTTCGCCCCGTTGTTACCGAAGCCGTTGCCACCCCAACCTCCCCAAACGAAGAACAGGAGGATGATCCATATCCACCAGCAGCCACCTCCGCCCCAAGCGTCTTGGTTGCCTTTGTTGTTCATCAGCGCAGCGACAAGGTTAGGATCCAACGATTTTCCACCGCCTCCCATCAAAGACGGGAGGAAAGCCATGATGTCGAACTTACTTCCACCGGAGTTACCGCTAGGTTCGGTTCCAATAAAATAATTTCTGTCCATATTGATTGATTTTACGTTCCCGGCATATGCCGGACGACGCAAACCTATGGACAAGTTCCTTGCTCCTAAAATAATATATTGCTAGTATGTTGCTGCTTTATAGCTAGTTCATTGCTTATTTGTTGCTGGTAAGCGATGAGCATATAACTCCGGTTATATCGATATGGGAAGGTGTTACGGATGCGGTTTACCGCTTGGCGGGTGAGTCCGGTTAGATCGGCTATGCGGGCATCGGTAAACCCTTTGGACGATAGATTCAGGATGATAAGGCTACGTGCGTCCACGAAACATTCTTTATTGCAACTAAACAACATCTCCGGATCTACCTCGCAAACCCGACAGGTTATTTCCACCACTTCACGATAAAAGTTCTCGATAATTCCCATATCTTATTGAAAAATTTAAAGGTTAGCGTAAACAAAATATGCGCCTGACGTGTTTTATACAGGAGGTCCCTGAAAAACACGCGGCGCGCATGTTCTTTCCTCTGTATCGTGGTGGAGAGAGAGGAAAGTAGGGGACTTCTTTTACACCGTCCCCATAAAGGTGTACAGGTTAGAGGCTTCGCTAGCGGAGCCTTATTTTTTTCGCCTTATCAGCCATCTCACGACGTACGATAACCCAAACGTACCGATCACGGCCAATATTCCGAAAGCGATGCCTCCCAAGTCCATTTTCAGTTGTTGCCAACGGGTAAGCTTTTTTTCTACCGGGTAGGGTACTTTCGTTTCCCGGTCTACGTATATTTCTTTGCCGGGAAGGTAAAGGGTATCCCGTTGGACCCTCATGTCCGCTATCACGTTGCCAAGGCTATCCAGCTTAAACATGAGTTCCACATTCTTCGTATTCGCCATATCCAACCATCGAAGGACTACGTTGCCGTTCTCATCGCATTCCATCAAGGCACGAATGCGGGCACTATCCGGAGGAAGAGGAAACGGAACCAGCCGCTCGATGTAAACGGAGTCCCTACGATTATCCAATACGACATCACGTATACCGCTCCGGCATCCTACCAGCCAAAGGGCAATACACATAAATAATACCGGTATTCCTCTCTTCATTGCGCCAAGTATTTATTTACGCTCCAGAACATACTGATCATCATATCCGCGTAATTCGGGGCGGTAGCGTAGCGGGAACCCACAGCGTCTTGTATTCGACGAACGAATTCCTCCGGGTCGTGACGGTAAGGCCATGCGTCCGCATAGTCGGGCTTCTTCAAGATGGCAAGATGATCCTGAAGGCATTCCTCCACGGACTCATATTGACGGAATAGCCGTTTCACCTTGTATCTGTAGCGACCGCCGCCCATGTCTTGTATGGAAAGCACCTTCTCCGGAGCCTTGAAGGATACGTCCGGACGGTTGAAATACTCCGTCGTAGTAACCAATTCCACAGGTCCGTTCCAACTGCTACCTTTGGTTATACCGAATAAATTATTGCCAATAGCGGATTTGCCCCATCCGCTTTCCAAGGCGGCCTGTGCCGTAACGAACAAAGGCGATATCTCTCCTATCCGCTCCGCCGCGGGATAAACCCAATTCACAAATTCTTTTGCTGTCATAGTTTATTCTCCTTCTTTTGCTTGTTTGCCTGAAATTCTTCCAGAAAGTTTATTTTGCTGATAAATTTGACGGTAGCTACCCAATATAGGAATGCTATATATTTGCTATCCGGAAACCGGATATGTAGATTGCGTAAGATATTTGTGGCATAGAACCATATCATCACCCATGTAAGCCATGATGAGAAAGCGACCATCGAGTCTAATCCCTGTCTCATTACGATACCCACCGCATAGGACGTGAGCACGACGCAGAAAAAGAGGCAGAGATAAATGAAGGCTTTTATCGCTTTCCTCTTTTTCCAGTTACCATGATCGGCTAACAGTCCGGCGATAATGTCAAACGTAGCCAAGCCTATGATTACATAGAAGAAATCATACAAAGGCGTAAAGAAGTTCAGCATGACCGTAAGAAAGGCCATTACCATCGATCTCGTCCAACCCACAATATCTTGCAGATTTTCAGATATCAGTTTAAGAAACTCATACATTCGGTTCATAAGGGGTAGGTTTTATGACGGATTACCCGTCGAGTTAAATTTGTCTTCTTTATATGCAATAGTATATATAATAGAGAATAGGAGAAAGGACAATTATAGGATTTATATTTATGTCGGGGCTAATGCCCCGACGGGTTAATTACATCCTAATAATCTCATCATCATCTCCACTTTCCTCTCCAAGGCACGATAATCGGCCAGTGTCACCCTTGGGGGTTCCGGGGGAAGATCGTCGGGAGGTTCGGGGGAGGCATCGGCGGCTATCATTGGCCTCACCGCTTCCTCCATGTCGGTATCCTCGTCAAGCAATACGGTCTCGGCGGCTACCGGATCGTCGATCTCCTCATAGTGCCCGGGGAGTTCTTCCAAGGGGGTATCCAGCCTCTCGCCGCCTAGGTGATAGGTCTTGCCTAGATAGATTTCCGGTCCGGCTATCCATCCGTCACTGATACGGCGGAAAACCTTGCCGTCCTCCGCTATCAGATGCTTGTTGTTAGATTCGTCTGTTCTCATGACTCCGTTTTTTCTGATATGGGTTTGATACGACTTGCGTAAGCGGACCAGTTCGTGGCCGTCTTATAGGTATCCACGGCATCGTCCGGCACGTAGATTGGACAGGTGTTGCCGTTCGTCAAGGCTCCGCTGGAGAGGGTGAAAGGAGGAGTGGATAAAACGCTGACGAAAGCTAGATTGTAGCAGCCAAACAGCAAGGATGAATTGCTGGTAAGCTTCACCCACGATGCCAGCGGAGTCAAGTCCACGGAGGTTAGCTTGGTGCAGCTAGACAGCAAGTAGTTGCAATTCGTAACATTCACCCACGATGCCAGCGGGGTCAAGTCCACGGAGGTTAGCTTGGTGCAGTTAGCCTGCAAGTAGATGCAACTCCTAACATTCACCCACGATGTCAGCGGGGTCAAGTCCACGGAGGTTAGACTGGTGCAGTTATACAGCAAGTAGTTGCAACTCGTAACATTCACCCACGATGCCAGCGGGGTCAAGTCCACGGAGGTTAGCTTGGTGCAGTTAGACAGCAAGGAGTTGCAACTCGTAACATTCACCCACGATGCCAGCGGAGTCAAGTCCACGGAGGTTAGGCTGGTGCAGTTATACAGCAAGGAGTTGCAACTCGTAACATTCACCCACGATGCTAGCGGGGTCAAGTCCACGGAGGTTAGCTTGGTGCAGACAGACAGCGAGTAGTCGCAATTCGTAACATTCACCCACGATGCCAGCGGAGTCAAGTCCACGGAGGTTAGGCTGGTGCAGCCAGACAGCAAGTAGTCGCAACTCCTAACATTCACCCACGATGTCAGCGGGGTCAAGTCCACGGAGGTTAGGCTGGAGCAGTTATACAGCAAGGAGATGCAACTCGTAACATTCACCCACGATGCCAGCGGGGTCAAGTCCACGGAGGTTAGGCTGGAGCAGCCATACAGCAAGCTTGAAGCATCAGTTCTATCCGTATCATTCTTAAACACATCCTTTCCGAAGTAAATTAACTTAGAGCATCCACTGAAAGTAATATTAGAAATCTTACTGTCCCCAATGCTCCAATAGGCTATCAAGTTAGAACTAGAGCCCCTACAAGACGTGATGTCCCTGCAATCCCTTACCTCCATCTGGTGAAACCCGCTATTCCCATAGGTGTGGCTATAGGACTTGTATCCCGTACCGGAAGCATTTTCTGTCGTATCGTCACCCCAATCAATAACGTAATTAGCGGTAGGAGAAGAGACACTAATGGAGCAAGACGTTCCTGTAAACATCATCTGGATGTTTCCATTCTCTTCCGGCTTTATTCTCTCAGGGTTTAAGTTCATTTGAACATTGACAGTCATAGCGGATGTGCCTACTGTCACCTGTCCTTTATACTCGTAATAATCTGGATCTGTAACCGAATAATCCAAGGTACCTTTGGACAAAAGCAACGTACACTCTCCGTAACGGTTCGTGGTGCCACTCTTCCCTCCGCAAACAACCGTAGCCCCCTCTATATACAGAGAGGTATCCAATTTATCCACCACTACGAATTTTACGCTAACAGCCGCATAGACCTCCACCGTATTGGTGGTATCATTGGTTATCGCCGAAAAAGAGAATGTATTCGGAGAATATCCCGTAGCTTCCACAGTCCCGGAAACAGCCTCCCCACCCCGGATGTAGACATATCCGTTCGTGTCCGTTACATATCGCTTATCGCCGATGATGACGGAAGCGCCGGAAGGATAGACGCTTTGCCCGTATACCTTTACCCGGATCGTGCGCAGCGGGATATAGGTAATGGTATAGGTTTGCGTACGGGTACCGGCAACCAGATAGGAATCCGACAGGTCTTGGTGGTTATCACATTTGAAGTTGAAGTCGATCACGTTATCATCGTCCGCCGTGACCTTGTAGGTGTACTCATTTACTTTCTCGAAGTCAAAGTCACATTCAAACGTAGCATTAGTGATCGATTTTGCTTGGGAGGAACGAAACACGAAGGTCGTAATCGTGGGAGGTAAAAGATTAGTGTAAGTGATAACCAACTCCGGGAAGGCATCCCGGCATTTCGCTAGCTTATCCTCCGTTGCGGTAATGACATGCAGTTTGCCGGTAACTACGGCCTTAGTCAGATTGTTCCCGTTCTCATCGATACCACCCACCTTGATCAATTTATACACATCATTCAAGTTGTTCGCATTGGCATTGATGTTGATTAGGCGCACACGGTTCAGCACGGGATTCTTCATACCTAAGCAGCGCTCCACAAGGTAAAGAACGTTTATCCCCGTATCCTCGCAAACGATCGTAGTCAGTTTCGTAACCCCGGCTATATCGAAATAAGCGTCCGTAAGCTTGGATTGGTTACGGAGGGTTAAGCCCGTGAGGGTAGCCGGGAGATACAGCTTGGAGAGGATACCGGCGGCAGGCAACACCACGGAGGTGATGGACGTGCCTTGGGCGTAGACCTCCTCCATGTTCTCGCATCCGGAGATATCCACCGCCTGCCTCAAGTTCGGGCAGTTACGGATGTCCAGCTTGCGGAGCATGTTGTTCGTGCCGATCGAGAGCACGGTAAGGTTCGTGTTCTGATAGCCCGACACGCCGCTACCGATCAACAACTCAGAGAGGCGGGAAGCCTTGGATACGTCGATCGTACCGGCGTACAACCCCGACATATCCCCCAGTGACTTTACCCGGCTCGCCCCATAGATGATCGTCTCGGTGTCATTAAACACGATGTCGGGGGCCTCGATCAATACCGGCACGTCCTTGTAGGTACGTTGCCCCACCATGTAGGAACCGTACTTGACACGGGTATACTGATCGGCGTACGGGATGATCGTCATGTTGGCCGACGGGGACACGCCCGTCCATTCCCGGGGCGTATAGAGACGCAAGGTCGCGAAATCCGAGAGGAAACTGCCCGCCGTATACTTACTGTCTATATAAAGGAAGCGGTTATACGTCCACCACTTACGGTTCTCGATACGGGAGCCTTGGGCGGCGTACAGGTAAGACCCGTTGCCCTCCTCTATCAGCGGGTCGATATACTTGAAACGACCGTCGGCGTTGTAGATCGCCTCGCACCATTTGTCCGATTGCTCGCCGTTCAACACGGACATGATCAAGTCGTACGAGAGCAATCCACGGGTACGGATATCCTTGTACATCGCCTCGATCTCGGAAGGGAAACATTTCTCAAGGTTGTTCCACAACACGCTACTCTCACCGTTCCAGACGTTTAGCGTACCTATCTTGTCGTGATACTCTATATTGTATCCGAAAGCGATCAACCCCTCGTTATTCAGGCCGAAACAGGTATCGTTGTCGTAAAAGATAAAGATCCATTTCCCCTCCTCGTGGAAATAGGTAAGGAACATGTTCTTCGCCCGCTGGTCCACCATACCGAACAACTCGGTGATAAGGTAGTAGGCGATCAAGTTATCAAGGTTGAAATGATTCCGAACCTCGTTCTTGAATTTATCCAAGTTGTCCTTGGTGGATACGACCCACGAGGTAACGGCCATGAGCTTCTCCGGCTTGCGGGTACCCGCCTCGTACTCGGCGTTGATAGCGTCATCGTCCGGATAGCGGGACTCGAAGTCGTTCGTCCAGTCCGTCCCGGAGAAATCGGCGGACTTGAAGAGGCAACGATCGGAGGTATTGTTCGAGAACTCCCAGCTCTCGTCACCCTCGGAGAAACCGAAGGTGTCGGCGGTGGACTTATCGTTATTGAAATTATATTTACCCACGAACTCCAGCGTATCACTTGCCGTCTCACGGTGGAAGATGGCTATCGGATAGCCGTCTACCGTTGTGCGGACTTCCTTGTTCGTTTTTTGGGGCGGGGTGGTAAGCCCCATCTCGATCAATAGGGAATTGATGACCTTGGCCATACCCGTGTTGTGCGTACCGGATGACTCGGCGAAATCTGCCTTGACACAAAAGGCGTTTACGGGAATGCTATTCGCCCGTAACGCGTATGTGGGCGATGTCCTTCCGCTCTCCGTGTAGGTGATATCTGCCTTGAACTTGAACTTCCAGTTCTTCCTCGGATAATATTGGGAGGAGGTACCTTGCACGTCATTCTGGACGTTCTCGCAAGAGAAAGATCGCCCGGGTTCTTGCAAGTCCGTAAAATAGACCTTGTTTGTTTTCTTATCGCCTTTATAAGTAGGCAACGGCCCCTCGAAGATCAAGCAAGGCAATCGCTCCAACACCTTTTGATAGGTGATATCCCCATAATCATTATATACTTGGTTCCGGTTGTAGATAGCCAGCGCCTTGTCGTAATCGTCCAGATCGCCTATGAAGTTATCGAGCATCTGGTATTGGTTCAAGTCGTTATCGTAGACACGGATGTTATACAGGTCGATCGTACAGCCCTCGCTACCGATCACGATATCCTGCGGAACCTTCTGCTGGAAATTATCCTCCGACGGATATTGCGCCGCCCCGGACATGATGCCGTTGATATAGATGTATATTAAACGGTTTAGCGTGCGTTTCTCAACCACGAAGGAGATGCGAACCCTCTCCTCCTCCTTGAACCGGGTGTCGATCGTGGTCTGCTCGGACGAGAACACCGCTTTCTGGGAAGATATCTGAAGGCCGATTCCCCCGTTCACGCACTCGATAGCGATAGCCTCGTAATCGGTCACGTCGCGGGTGGAGAACTCGAACTCGATGGTCTTACCCGTGGCCCGGAAGTCATCCTTGAATATCTTCAGCGGGATACGCACACGGGCGTCACCCGACACACGGAGGGAGGTGCTATCCCGTTCCGAGATCCAGCCGTTCGTCTTGAAGTTGAAGCCGGTCAGATCCGCAGATATATCCCCGTATTTCCACTCGTTACGGTTATTGTCGTTGTTGCTCCGGTTCTGAGAGGTCAGCCAGAGTTGCAGGTTCGCCTTCTCCGGCTCCACGATCACCTCGGCGGGGGATACGGTGAGCGTAAAGGTACGGGAGGCCGACCCGCTGGATATCTTCAGGGAGAGATCTCCCGACTGGGGTATACGGTAATTCCACTCGTGCAAGGTGCGGTCTACGCTCTGCGTGGATACCGTGGCGTTGTTCGCCGATAGCGTAACCTCCGATAGCGAGGAGTCCGGCGTATAGACCACGAAGGGGATCGTGAGCCGGTCGTATTGCCGCGCGGCGGTCTGGGCGAAAGAAGAGGCCACGATAGGCGTGTTATCCCCCTCCACGATACAGATAAGGTCGTTGGTAAGCGTGTTGCTCCGGATCAGCTCCTCGTTGATAAGGGCCGTCATGTAGACTTGGAGCAAGTGCGCCCCATGCGTCTGCCTAGGGATCACGTAGGTCAATTGCCGGTTCGAGGCGCTGGTCTCCACCGTTCCCAACTCCTTCCCGTCCAGTACAAAATGCACCGTCTTGTTGATAGCCCCCACGGGCGTATAGCGATACACGATCTCCCCGGAATAGACGAGCGCCGGGTCTATGGAGGAGGATATGGACATGGATATCACCTCAATCGTATAGGATAGGGAACGTGACGATCCCGTGCTATCCTTCACGGTTACCCTTACCGTGTTGGAGCCGGTGATCAAGTGTTCCGTCGGATCGAAATAATTATTGCCCTGCGAGATGGATACCATGCCCACCTTCTGGCTGTTCACGGTGTAAGTGGCCGTTCCCGGCCCGGTCTCGGAACCGTCATCCTGATAGACGCTCGTGAAATTATATCCCACGGTGACGGCGGCCCCCTCTACCGTGGTGATGAGCGTATCGGTGACGCTCACGAGTTTCATGGTCACGCCGCCACCACCACCACCTCCTCCGATCTCGGAGAGGTTCTTCACCGTCCAGAGCGAGCTTCCGGCCTCCTGCACCAGCACACGGGATTCGTCCGGATCTTGGTCTACGATATCATCCACGTTGGTAAGCTCGCCCAGCGAGCTAGCCCCGCCGCCGCCGCTTCCGGAGCCTACCGGGATAGCGTCCGATACGACAACGCCCCCGGAGGTAAGATACAGATTCCCGTCTTTCGAATAGCCGTTATCCACCTTCTTTTCCAGCAATTTCTTGATCGCCTCCAGCTCCTTGGCATAATCCCCGTCCAATTTACCGAGCAAGTCTTTCAGCCGGACCTTCACGTAAGAGACGTTAAGACCTTTCTCCTCCAAGGCCGGCAAAGAGTTTACGAAATCCATGCTCTCCGCTACACGGAGATCCTCTACGCTAAGGGAACCCGCCTCTATAGCGTTCTTTACGATCGGGGTTAAAGTCTCGACCAGTTCTTTAATTTCTTCGAGAGTATATGCCATGGGATCAAGATTGCTTATAGGGTTACCGTCTCGTTAAATATCCTGTCGAAAGCGTTTTGCACCTTCGTATACGCGCTTATCCATTCCTCTCCGGTAAGGCTGTCCGGGGATTCTTGGAAGAAAGAGAGCCTTTTGTTACGATCAGCGGACGCGTACCCGATACGGGTACCGGCATCGTATATGTAGGCATCTATATGCTGGAATGGCTCGCTTTCTTTACGGGATGCCTCTATCTTCACGAAACCCGTGGAAGATAGGGCTTCTGTTAAGGACTTATTGATTGTAGTCGTTTCCATTTTTCTTTGTTTTAGGGGTTAGTAACTCGTTCATGGCATTTTTCAAGGGGGCGATAAAGGATGATCCCATGATGATCTCCTTGATGGACTCAGCCATAGGTCTCGGAACATCGATAGCTTCCTTGCTGTAGTATATCTTCTTTCCGAAATCAGAGACAGCGATATCCGCCGTACGTCCATAGACCAAGTTTCCTACCTCTTTTGTCAAGTCAATAACTACGGGATCGCCTTCTACCGTAGCGTTAATACTTACTTTACTGAAATCTACTTTCATAATTCTACTGTTTTAAAAAAAATCTATGATCCTAATAAAATATTTCCGTTGTCATCGGTCACTCCGACGATTATGCCGCCCATAACACGAAGACGGACGTTGTCTAAGTCAAAATCTGCGGGGTTGAAAGAAACTCCGGGATAATGATAGCGGTACATGTCAGAACTCTTATAAATAGAAAATCCGGAACAACGCATTTGGCCCGTAGCAAATACCGACCCACTGAAAAAGCCTGCGTACTTAGATCCATCCGGAGGAAAATTCGATCCCCATCCGTCTGTTGATCCATATATGGCTACGCCAAAAGTGTTGCATATACCAGATATACACGCATGGGTATCAGCGGAATTGCTCCAAGCCCCTACCATCGTTTTACAACTTGTTCCGGTATTGTATGTATATCCTCCCCCTACAGTCAACCTAAAGGAGGTATTACCGAAATAGTCAGAGCCAGTCCAGTTAAGACCTTTATAACTATTCAAGGAGAACGCACCGATACTCAAGGTACTGCCTACGACAAGGTCTTTAACGTTTATCAAGTCCGCTTGAATATACCCTCCCGCTATAAGCGTCTGTCCGTTTATTATCACGCTCGCCAATTTGTTCGCTCCCACACTGGCGCTACCTGTAAGTTTCCCTGTTAATTCCGCTTGAAGGGCTTTGGCCAGGTCTTCTTTTGTGATAGACCCACTTTTCGTATAACCTAAAAGAGTGTTGTTTAAGGTAGTCAGATTGACCTTGTTCGATATTTCTTGACTTAATGCCCAAGACAGATCATCGGATGAGACACCATCTTTCCACGCCATCGATCCTAGATCACCTGAGTTAACCTTGTTCTTGATCGTATTCTGGGTGCTTAGGTCAAACATGGAAAATGTCACGAAACCATTCAAATTGAGTCGGCTAGCGTTTATCTTGATCGTCTCCGCCGTCTGGTTGATGCTCGATATAATACTATCCTTAGATACCTTCAGATTAATATTGTCAGCGTTCACCTTGATAGCCGCCTCCATCTCGGTTTTCAGCCCGGATACGTCGGTCTTCTTGGCGTACAGCGTCAAGCTCTCATCTACACCGTCCAGCTTTAAGCCTAGGCTTGTCACTGTCTGGTTTATGCTGTCAGTCTTGTCAACATACAAGGATAACGTGCTGGTCGTATTATCCAATTCTGCCCCCATGTCCGTCACCGTGCCGTTCAACGTGTCGATCTTTTGGGCGTACATGCCGATCTTCTCGTCCGTCTGCAGAAAAAGGGTGGACATCTCCAACCGTAGATCCTCCACGGGATGCGTGGACATCTGGACGTTGTAGATATATATTTCCCCCGTATAATTCAAGATGAAATCACCTGTTCCGTTCCATTTGCCGGAAAATTCCTCTTGAACGAAGGTATCCGTAATCGCCAACGGTTTGCTTACGTAAAGGCCCTGTCCGGAGAATCCGGACGTTAACGTACCGGCGGTCTTTACCATGTACATGAAGGATACGTAGTAGGTAGGCCAGACCTTCGTCCCGTCGGGCATCTCCAGTTGGCCGTCCGGTTTGTTCTTCAGGTAGGAGTTTAATTGCTTTACTCCCGAGTTCTTGATATAAAGGGCCTTGCGGCTGGATACCTCCACGATTCCTGTAACCTTATCCTTCTCAGCATAGAAGGAATCGTTCACGGCCATGAAACGCTCCTTCACCGTGAATAGCGACACGTCGTTACCGAGTACCCATCCTACCGTATCAGCGGAGAAAGAGGCGTTCGTGAGGCAATTATCCTTCTCCGACAACTCGTAGCGCACGGAAGACATCTCGCTGGAAAGCCTGCCTTCCACGATCTCGAACTTGGTCTTCACGTTCTCGCCCGTATCGAGCATGAACTGCCCACGGGCGTAAAGATTCTCCACGTACGCCCCGTCACCGTCCAACCTTCCGAAATAGGGCGTGACCAGACCGTTCATGTTCCCGATACGTACCTTCACGCAGTTTTCCGGATCGGTCTTCATCCCACGGATCACGTCCATGTAGGGCGTGCCGAACTCATCCACCGTGGTGATCTTCATGATGCCGCTGCGGGTGGAGTTATCCGGATTATCCACACGACAAAGGGTATCCCTCTTGGCTATGTCCGATAGATTTCCCACGAAATTCGTGAAACGGAGCCAGTCCAGACGGTTCTCGCCATCGGAGAGGTCCCCTACGGCCACTTCCACCACCTTCAGCTCGTAGGACTTCACCATCTGGTAATCGTTCTCCAAGGTAGGATCGCCTTGAAACTGCTGTACCATGAGGATATCGCCTTCCCGGAACGGGTTGTACAACCTGCCTCCGTCGGTATCCAAGTAGATCCGGCCGGTCTCCGGGTCGTAATGATCCACCTCCATCATTCCGGCGAAGATGCGGTTATCATTCTCGCCAAGCAGTTGCGAGACCACGAACGTATATACTTTAAGCTCGTTACGTACCGAGATCGAATCGATCTCCAACTTGTATTTAGTCTCCTCCACACCGGCGGCGTTCGTCACCTTGTAAGGCGCTATCATGAATCCCGTCCCGTTCGGGAAACCGGAGGCGAATGTAGGAGAGGAAAGGGAACCGGCGAACATGGAGTCATGCTTCACCTTCAAGTCCTTTACCCATGCCGTGCCGTCGGCGAAGATACGGAAACCGTTCTCGTGCTTGAAACTATCAGCGTCACGGTCTGAGTAAATGGAGGATTTCTCGCCGGATAGAATAATATCTTGCTCAAATGTAATATCAAAGCCCGCTACATCCGGCATATCCTTCCGGAGATAACGGATATCGAAATTGTCCAAAAGGAATTGGTTATTATCCTTTATCTCCTTCAGCGCCCTCAGTGAAGAGAAAGCGTTCTCGTCCGTAGGAAGCGTCAAGTCGAATTCCTTGACCAGATAGATATCACTACCGCCCCCACCCGCACCAACCGGATGCATATCGATCCCATCCAGATCCTTTACGATAGAATTCTTGATGGAGTCGTGCAACCCTCCTAAAGTAACGGTGCCGAAAATCTCCGTATGAGGCTGTTGTACAGGAAACAGAAGGTCTACGGTTAAAGCTGGTTTCGGAAACTCAGCTAACCGTGGGGGTAAAAAAAAAGTGTCTCCCGTCGGGACGGGTATTACCAGATTCGCCGGAAGATCGGTTCGCCGCTGGATATCCAAGAACGGACGATCATCGGCATACCGATAAGTAAAACTATAGCTATCCGGAAGATTAGCGCTATCCGAGTTGCCATCACCTCCCGTAAAGACGATCTTGTAAATACCGCTAATCGTATAAACATATTTCTGCCGGGAAACGAACAAATCCTGCAACCACCTAGATTCTTGCGGAGAAAGATATCCCGTGTTCCTCACATGTAGCCGTTGGCAATCCACACGGTACTCCTCGCTGGTATCACCCATATTGGCGATATTATACGTATACTCCGGCGTATCCTTGATAGAGCCATACGCACGTACACAGTCCAAGCCCCCTAGCGAGTTCTCGAACAGATACCAGCATTCATCCTCGCTTTGCTTCTCGCTTGCCCGATAGCGTTGTACGTACGATAGACGTGCGCCGGACGTGTTTTCCACCCAGACATCATAGTACATCGGATGCCTTCCGCTAAACTTGCCGCTAATCACGCCATATTGCATATTCAATGTATAGCAACTCCCCTCGGTGGGAGAAACCAAGGTAACGACGCTATTCGAACCATCCTCAAAATAAGCCCGTACCTTGATAGCGCACGCTTGCGTAGCGTAATACGTGAGGTATTCCGGCGAGTAATAGGTTACGGGCTTGTCACTCGGCTGCCACGTAAGGAAATTCTCGGTAAGGAATTGCGAGGCGGCCTCATTCAGATGAAGCTTGCCGGAACGGATGGCCGTAAAGCTGCCGGTAGTAACCACGGAATCGGCCGTACAATTAAAATTAAACATTCTCGCCAATTCCGCTTGAACGAATACATCGCTGGATGGTAGCTTGAAAGAGAGGTAGGTTTCCACCACCTCCGTAAAATCCACGTGGATCAGGTTCCCGTTACCCGGATAATAGGTCTCGCTCAAGATAAGCGTTCCCCCTACGTAAAGCGTCACGTCTACAGATTTCGAGCTTTGAAGGATCAGCTCCTTCAAATTCCCACTCATAGAGATCGCATCCGGTTTTTGAACTAGAACTACTGCCATATTGGTAAAGTCAGGGTTAGTGTACTTTTGCGTTACAAATTCAGTATCAAATATACGAGACCCATTCTTTCCATTAAAGGACAAAACAGGGCATACCGTCCGGGTTCGGCGTACGCCCTCGGCAATCCGGCGTATGTTTGCGTTGTAATCTAAAAAGAATAAACAAATGGCAGTAAAGTTCAAGGTGGTTCAGAAAGTGAACCCGATCAAGAAAGAAGATCCGGCGAAATTCTATGCGCAAGCGGAAGTCTCGGGAGACGTTACATTAGATACGCTGGCCCGCCGTGTGGCGAAAGCGAGTATGGCAACCCGTGGAGACGTATTAGGCGTTATCACCTCGTTGGTAGAAGAGATTATCGAGAGCCTAGAGGAAGGCAATAGCGTTAAGCTAGGCGATCTGGGACGTATGCGTGTAAGCTTGTCCAGCACCGGCATGGAGAAAGCGGACGAGGTATCGGCGCACAACATACGGAAAGGAAAGATCATCTTTACGCCGAGCGTAATGCTCAAGGATCGCATCAGCCGCATCAGTTTCCGACAGGTCGTATCGCCTGAGACGACGAAAGAGGAAACCGGGGGAAACGACAGCGAATCGCCGGATGAGATCTAAAAAAAACAAGGCGTTGCTAACATTATTAGTTTAGCAACGCCTTTTTGTATACATTTGGCGATTCATCACATTCTAAAACGATCATGCACGAAAAACACGATACCCACCACACAGCCAAAGCCTGTAGTTTCACAGAATTAGCCATTCGCTACAACCCGAACGTAACCGTAAAGACCGCCCGACGCATCCTTCACGACTGGATCAACTTCAACCCCAGACTCCTCCAAGACCTCACCGAAAGCGGATGGCAACCATCCCGCCGCATGCTCACCCCCGCCCAAATCCAAATGATCGAGAAACATTTAGGAGAGCCCTAAAAAATCCGTGATATTCCGACATCTACGCTTGTCTATATTCAGATTTATCAAAAGCCTTTTCTAATTTAGCAATGAAAATTTCCGCTGTAACATCTTCAGGTTTAGGGGTACAGCAACGAGAGAATATTGATGGATGCATTAATTGATAATAAGTTGATGAAATCAGCTTGGCTCTAGGCCTTGAAAAACTTCCGTCACCAGCTTGATGAGATCCTACTCCAATGTTATCCACTCTATCCATAAATAAAGGTAATTCTGGAAGTAAATGAACATTCGTTTCTTTTATTTTATCTATCAAAAGTTGCTTAATAGGTGCGTTAGGATCAAAATATACTACAACCTTCTCCAAGCAAAGTTTAGTTTCGGAATGATCATGCATTGTCACATATCTTAAAATTTTATAACAAAAAAATTGAGAGTTTGAAGCCATATTTAACAGATCAGATAGTTCTTTTCCAATAGCCATTGCATCATCCTCTGTTTCTGTATTGACTACTAATCTCGATGAAAACCTTGAAGAAATATTCCCATATACTCTAAACTCAAAAAAACGATCTATGCGTCTTCTTTCGTATTCTACATACCTCAATGGATCATCAGATTCAGATTTCGTATATTTTTGATTAACGTCATCTGTTCTTTCTGTATGTAAAAAATCGTATACAGTTGTTTCTATATCCATTTGTGTACTATTCTTAAAGTCCTCAAGTATTATACACAACTCTCGGAGTTTTTCTCTTACATATGGTTCAAATTGCATTTGACAAACTTGATTCTTAGATAGAGTGCGAGATTTCCATGAATTAAGAATTTCATTAATAGACGCTTGCTTCACAGTTTGAGTTTTGCACTCTAACAAATGAGATACTTTTTGAGATGATTGATTATATGTTTGCATTGTCTATTCATGGGTTTAAATCACAAATTTAATAAACATTTATAGATAACCGGAAAAATCCGTGATATTTCGGAGGTCCCATAGGGAGCCATCCGAAAATATCACGGGGTCCTCTTACGTGGTAGAGAGAGTGTATTATTCCTCGTCGAACACGTCGGAGATCCGGCTATCGAGAAGGTTCCTATAAAACAAGTCGTAACAAGCGTAGATCGAGTAAATGATACGTTCATTCACCGCCGGGGTAAATTCCGATAATAACATAGCGGACTTTGCGACCTCCGTTGCAGGGTCTTGAGACCGTATACAAGAATTGATGTATATATCCGGATACTCCTTCTGGATCTTATCCAAATCCCTTAATGCGCAAGCCGCGATACATATCGTACGGTTGCAAGACGTTATCATATTCTCGAAAATGGAGCAAATATCATGGGCGCCTAATAGCTTATCCCGGAAATCGGCTACTTGCTCGGTGACAGGCATGTTCACCGGCCGACGCTCAAACTCCAATATATTCTGTATATAATGCAACTTATCCTCAATCTCATTGTACCGTTCTTCCAGTACATATTCTTTCTTTTTCATGACAATTTTTTTAACTGATAATAAATATTCAAGGTTACAACCTCTCCACGAACAAAGAGATATATCCAGAAGGGTTAAAAGCGCATTCCGCCTTCAAATCCTCATCCGTCCAGTACTCAACGCCCAAGGTATGATAAGTAGGTATATAAACGATCACAGCCGTAAAGCCTTCCTTATTCCTTATCCTATGCCTCGATCCCCTACATATCCGTAACGCTTCAGAAAAAGGAGTCGTAAGATTTTTCCGCCCCATATCATTCCATCGTATAAATCCATGATATTTCCGAAGGTCCATAGGCTTCGACACCTTCGTAATCCTCCTTATTCGAAAGATATTCTTTTACAATATCCGATCGTGAAGCGTTACTCCCCACGATAGTCCGTATCTCTTGTATCGTGATCTCCGGTATAGAGTAATACACATCATCCGTGTATTCCACCGTACCAACCACGGCGAATAACACCAAAAACGCTGTAAACAAAAGGGTTATATTAACCCATATCTTATTATTTTTCTCATTCATAAATATATAGCAATCCCGATTCCCCCCGGGATCAAGGGTAATAAGTTTATAAAGCAATGAAAAATCCGTGATATTTTAGGGAAGCTATAGAAGACACCCGCTATGAATCCGTCAAGCGCCCAGCCGGGCTTGGAAACGCCAGACATCCTCTAGCACCCGGGATCGCCATGCCTGTAAGCGACAATCCGATCGATCCGCCGCCGAAAGCGATACCCTATAAGATAGACCAAGGAGAAGTTTAATGCTACCCGTCAAACACCCATAATGATACCGTATGAAATGATGCCCACGCCCATTACCTTGCAACCGATAAGCAACGCAAACTTCATCCCGTAAATCATCCAACGATACCTTAGAAAAGCGTGATATTTCCGAAGGTTCATAGGTAGGATTATCCAAAACAGATTCGGTCGATACTGGAAATACCGGGCTTTTTTCGTTTATTTCCTGTTTAGTCCACGCATCTATAGGGGCTTGGATATGTGGGAAACTAGGAGTTATATTATAAATATCATAACATTTATCAATAAGAGAACAAAGCATATAGGAAATATCAGAGACTTCGCTACCAAACATTAAGCCGTTTGCGATTATATTTCCAAATATTTTTGTATATGCGACGTATATACTCCCGTCCCAATCTCCTACCAAACTTTGGATAGAATCAAAGTTCGCACATAAATTACAGGTAAAAATGGCTGGTTCCGACAATCTTATAATCGTTTCGTTATACTTATACTCCAGCTTGTCATTATAGCATTCGTCCGCTAAATTGATTACTTTTAAATCACTTGATCCATTTTCAAAACACAACATTACACCATAATACGCATATATTGACTTAGAAAGGCTTTTAACAACCTGCTTGAACTCCATTAGATCACTTACAGTCACTTTAAGTTCCTTAGAGATATTAGGGACTACACTATCAAATGGGATGTATGCGTCCGGTTTTTCAAACGAAAATTCAAAATATTCATTTTCTGATCTTACAGAAACATACAAAAAATCAGAATCATCGTTGTTACTTAACACGATAAATTCGCATTTTTTGCCGTCCAATTTTTTGAATATATCAAACGGTATTTGTAATTCGGGAAATTCCGCCCCTAAATAATCGAAAAATACGATGTTTTTATACTTTAAGGAATAGCCATTAGTCGCATACATTTGTTTTTTCGAGGTAGACAATATTACATTATTATCGTAATAATGACCGCTATAGGATTTTTTCCTTTTTTTTATGCTGGTAAGCGTTTTAATGCCTTTATCAAAAAATACAGAGAAGGAACAAATACAACGATCCGTATCGTTTTTTTCTTGATAGCCCATGTTTGTGAAAGCCAGTTTAGTCTTTGCGCCGGAAAGCTTTTTAAATTTTGCCAGATATTCAAAAACTTTTATCTTATCAAAAGAGCACTTAAAATTACCCTTCTCTATAGTGATAATATCATTTGTTTTTTCTAGCGCACGGTTCGCTACAAAATCTTGGATATCCTTCAAGGTATACGTTCCCGGTTTCTCCTTCTTGAAAAGTTCAGCAAAAAAATCAGTCGCAGTCTTTAATAAGTCGTTAAAGATATCCATAAATAAATGATCTGTATTGTTGTTTGTTGCTTTCATATGCCTCTCTATTAGCTTATTATTATTAAAAATTCCGTGATATTTCCGAAGTCCCATAGGAAGTATTAGGGGACTCGGGGGGTATCATTGGCCGCTGGCAACTCCAAGGATGCCCGTAAATTCGCCAAATCCTTATTTAGTCGGTTTACCCTAGTTTGCTCGTTATCTGCAAACTCCTTATTCCCTACACTCGTATAATATTCAACATTCTCCATCGCATCCGCTAATGCCCGTTCTTTTGCTTCGATCATTTCACGGATATTCTTTTTATCGCCACTTTCCTTTAGTTCTTCCAACGGGGTTTTTTCATTGATGAAATAGGCTTCTACTCGCATACCGTCCACCTCTTTTGTATAGTACCCTTTTTTCGGTTCATCTAAATACTCAATGTTATCGCTAAATACTACCGTGTTGTAAGTTCTGTTTGTTTTCAT